GGCCACCGGCTGAGGTGAGACCAAATCAATAACGAAAGGCAGGCGGCATGAGCGAAAAGCAGGTCAAGCGTGAGCGTCAAGAGGCCACGAACGAGGTCAAGGTCATCAACAACATCAGGATCGACATCCTGAGCAACGGCGGCGTGAACGTGAGCGGCCCTATTACCGACCCCGTGGTGTGCATGGACATCCTTGGAAGGGCCTTGCTTGAGCTGGCCGTGTTCCACGTCCAACGACGTGAAAACGACAGCCGGATTGTGACCGCGAAACCGAATCTGATACTGCCGGGGTAGTTTATGCCACTCTACACCTACGAATGCGCCAAGTGCGGGGAAGTGACCGACATGCTTTCCCCCATGGACTCGTATCCAAAGACCATCCGTTGTACCTCTTGCGGCGCGAGAGCCCGGAAGGTCATTGCGGTAGGCCATGGCGGTATCCAGTGCGACGGCATGAACGACGTGCCGTGGCTGGCCTCGGCCTTGGGGAACCTTCAGCCGGACGGAGAGAAGCCTATCGAGACCAGGGGCGAGTACAAGCGGTATCTCAAAGACAAGAACATCATTGCGGCGGGATAAGTGATTGACTCTTCGCACCCTCATTACACGTCTGAAGGCATGGGCAGATTCGAAATTCAGCGGCATTGTCACCATTCATTTTCATGATGGAGGAGTCAGGAAGGTCAGAATTGAACATGATGTAACTGAATAACAACCGGATTCTGGAACCTCCCGGCCTACAACGCCGGGACATTCACCAAGCCCGGATCTCACGGAGAACGCCATTTTTGGCGCCCGTGGGGTCCGGGCTTTTTTTGTTTTTAACCCTTTGATTTCGGGACAACCGACGGGGAGCCCTGCATCACAGGACAAGCTCAATGCCAGCGGCCCGGAAAGGAGAGCGACACCATGGAAGGAAACATCAGACCGTCACAAGAGGGAAACCAGCCGAACCCCCCCGCAGCTCAGGACAAGTCCACAACAACGGACCCTGGCACAACGGAGGCAGGCGCACAACCCTATCTCGGCAACTGGAAGTCTAAAGAAGCGGCAGAAGAGGGCTTATCCAACCTTCAAAGGCTCCTCGACCATCAGGGGAACGAACTCGGCATGTTGCGAAAGCAGACTGAGTTTTTCCAGAAGACCATCGAGGACATGAAGGGACAGGGCGCAAAAGGCGGAAAAGCCGACGCCAAGGCCCAGGGACCGGACTTCGACACCCAACTGAGCGCCATCCAAAAAGAGCTTGAAGAACTCGACCCGGATGAGCCGGACTACAACAAGTCAATGTCGAACCTGATTGCCAAGAGCAACCGGATAGCCGCACAGCAGGCCACGCAAGCCGCACTCACAGCGGCCCAGGCCGAATTCAAGAAAGTCCTGGACGAGAGGGATACACAGGCGGTCCACAAGAACTTCCTCAAAAGCAATCCCGATTTCAACTCCCCCGATATGCAGATGCGTATCCAGGAGCGCCTTGCCATGGACGATACGGGCATGAGCGACCCCCTGGTGGCGTTTCGGGAGATCCAACGGGATGACGCAATGCAGAGAGCACAGCAATTGGAAGCTGAACTGGCAGAGAAAAACCGGCTCCTGGCCCTCAAGGAAGGCGAAGCCCAGACTGGAAAGGTCATCGGCAAGGGCCAGAGCCCGCCACAGAAAACGAAACCACCCAAAGCGACAGGCGCAGACCTGGATCGCGGCATGTTTGAGGCCCTTCAACGGGCAAAGGCCGCGTAAGAAGCCTGTGCCTGCCTGGACAGGAGGATATAACACATGAGCGTTATCAATCAGTTGAATGCAACAACGGAGTATTACTGGCTTCAGACCTCGCCCGAGGACATCGTTAATAAGGCGAGCGCCCTTCTGTTTAAACTTATGCAGAAGGCCCTGAAGGTCGGCAACTGGGAAATTCAGCCGTCCGAGACCGTGGATGGCGGTCTGATGATTAAGGTGCCCCTTGAGTACGATGTGTCGAACCATGGCGCATACGGCAAGGACACCGTTATCAATCAGAGCAAGAAGGACATCATCGACGCGGCCCGGTTCCGGTGGGCTGGCGCGTATGGGTCCAACACCCTCAACCTGGACGACCTGACCCAGAACAGCGGGGACGAGGCCGTTATCAACCTGACCAAGCAGTACATGGCGAACATCAAGAAGGCCATTCGAGTGGATATGGCCTCTCAGGTGATCGCCGCGGCTGCGGATAGCGACAGCATCAACGGCTTGGGCGACCTGTTCAACACCACCACCTCCACTGAGTACGGGTCCATCGACGAGGATGAAATGTCCACGTGGAAGGCCAACGTCATTACCACGGCGGAGGCTATCAGCTTCGAGGTCATGCAGAAGATCTTCAGAACCCCCGGGTTCGGCAGCTACCTCGGCACCCGGCCCAACTTCTGCGTTACCACGGAGCTGTTGTGCGACGGCTACGAGCGGAGCCTGCACCCGCAACAGAGGTACAAAGAGGGCGGCATGGTGGAGGCCGGCTGGGACAACATCCTGCATAAGGGCGCCCCAATCGTGGCGGACCCGTATTACTCAGCGGGCTATCTCGATGCCCTGAATCTGCGGTTCCTCTCTTTGCGTGCCCATAAGGACTACAATTTCACAAAGCCCGAATGGATCGCCAAGCGTGAGGGCGGGCAGCCGGATACCATCACGGCCAACACCCGATGGCGCGGGAACCTGTTCTGCTCGAACAGACAAATGCACGTGCGTCATACCAACCTGACGGAACCGGCATAAACCAACCAATCCTTAACAGCTCGGGGGGCGTAGTTTGAGGCCCCCCAATAAGGAGACAAAATATGAGTACAGAGCGCGTTTTGACCGTCCTTGGGAACAAGGCGACCCGGCCCATTACGGATTTCATGCTTACCACCGTGGGGCTCGGGAAGACCTTCTATGTGGACAGCAACAACGGGGACGATGGCAGGTCCGGCCTGAGCCCGGAAACCTGCCTTGCCACCCTGGACGCGGCCATTGACAAGTGTACGGCGGACGATGGAGACGTGATTTATCTCCTTCCCGGCCATTCGGAGACAGAAGCGACCGCATCGGCCAGCATCGCCACCATGGATGTGGCGGGCGTGACCGTGATCGGTCTGGGGGACGGCGACCAGATGCCTACGTTCACCTTTACGGTGGCGACGGCGACCTTCACCATCTCCGCACCGGATTGTCGGCTGTCCGGCGTGAAATTCCTCTCCAACATCGCAGACCTGGCCGTGGCACTCACCATGGCGGCGACATCCGACAACACCATTGTTGAGAAGTGCGTGTTCAGGGATTCCGCAGCGAATAAAGAACAGTTGGTGGGGATCTCTGTAGCGGCTGCGGCCCATGGCGTGACCATCCGGGATTGCGATTTCAGGACCACCTTGGCGGCAGGCGGGAACAACGCCATCCTGTCGGCGGCGGTTACGGACCTGAACATTGAGCGGAATTTCATCTACGGCAAGTTCGCCACTGGAGGGATTCTGACGAGCGGCGTGTTGACCAGGGCCAAAATTACGGACAACATTGTTGTGAACGCAGAGGAAGCTATCGCTATCGCCTTGAGCGGAACGACTTCCACGGGCGTACTCGCACGGAACTTCCTTGGCGGGACCACGAGCATTGCGGCGGCCCTGACCGGCGACAATGCCATGTGGTGCTATGAGAACTACGTGACCGGCGCCCCTGCGGCAAGCGGTCTGCTTAACCCGACCGCCGACGCCGACTAACCCATAATCAACCGGGAGAGCCCCAATAAAGGGTCTCCCGGCAAATGGAGGGCTTTAACTATGATGTATCTGTTTGCAGTTCGAGAATTGACTGGAGCGGGAAGTGAGATCACCTATATTCCCGTGCCTTGCAGAGGTATCGTGAAGGGCGTGACCGTTGTTTCGGATCTCCAGATGGACGCTACAGGAACCCTGACTATTGGGCGAGGGGCCACCACCGTCAACCTGGTTACAGTACCGACCGGCAATGTGGCAGCGGGTACGACCCTGGACGGCGTTCCCGATAGCACCAACAAGGATCTGATTTTCGATCCGGATTCATCTACGGCAGCCAACACCGTCATCAAGATCACGGACGATGCGACCTTTCTTGGAGGGGCCGCAACTGTCACGATCATGATCAAGTACGATGAATCGGCAGCCGTGGCCCAGGCCGCATCAGAGGCGTAACCCATAGCCTCTTACCTCCTCCCACCTTAACCCCCAACCCCTCGTGCGGTCCCATATACACCGGGCGCACGGGGGCTCCCTTTGGAGGGATTGCGGCCATGTCAATCGCTCTTGACACGATCATCACTGAGATAGAAGACATCATCCAGGATTCCTCCTACACCGAGGCCATTCTGATAACACGGTTGAACGACGCGGCCCGGAACATTGCGGCGGGCGTTCGCATTGCCTCCGGCATGGTTTCCCCTCCATTGCCAGGCTTGTACGACACAGACACCGTGACCACATCAACAACCCTCCCCTATGTGTCCCTGCCATCAGACTACCAACGCGGCCTGTTCATGGTGGCAGACGACAACAGCGACCAAATCTATCCACCCAGGGGCGGTGGGTATTATGACTTTGCCCTCTTCCTCAGACATGCCAGCCACAAGGACCTGACACAGAGCGGGTCTATTTATGTGGCGGCTGTCAGGGGCCTCAAGCTCTATTACCAGGGTATTCCGTCAGCGGCGGAGACCTTAACCCTTCACTTCTACCGCAAGCCCATCGACACCGCACTCTATACGGCGGCCACCATATCGTTTGACGATGGCGGGACCATTGACGATTCAGCCAGCGGCCTTGGAAACTTTGAGGTCGGGCAGGTCATAGACGTTACCGACAGCACCAACAACGACACCAGCTTCACCATCACGGAGGCCGCTGCGGGCTCCCTGACCGTATCCGAAAGTGTAACCACGGAGGCGGCAGGGGAAAGCATTACCATCCGCAGCAGGCCGGACGAGGGCATCCCCGAGCACCTACAGACACGGTTGCTAAAGCATTATGTGTGCAAGGAAATCCAGCCAGGGCGCCGGGTTCAAGTACCATAGCGGACGGTTCTATGAGGCCATGCAGGAGCTTATCGACTTCATCGGGATCGACGGGGAGCCGCAATACTATGGGTCGGGCGATTATCTGGATCTTGGGGTGTGTGACTGATGCAGCAGCAGGCGCTTGACATATTTCCGACATCGGAGATTCAGCTTTTGCAGGGTGATTGTCTGGAAACAATGAAAAATATTGTAGATAACACTATTGACAGCATCGTAACAGACCCACCCTATGGCCTACGTTTTATGGGGAAACGGTGGGACTATGACGTGCCTTCTGTGGAAGTTTGGAAGGAAGCCTTGCGGGTACTAAAGCCTGGTGGCCATGCTTTAGTGGCTTGCGGAACAAGGACTCAGCATAGGATGGCGGTGAACCTGGAAGATGCAGGGTTTGAAATCAGGGACATTGTGGCATGGGTGTATGGGTCTGGATTCCCGAAATCGTTGGATATTTCAAAGGCTTTGGATAAGGCAGCGGGTGCTGAAAGGGAAGTTGTAAGGCGGGAAAGAGTAAAAGGCGGTGGAACAGAACACATAAACCGTGTGAATAAGGGCCAAGGTTTTCGCCCTGGGGAGTACCAAAAAGGTGAAAATATCTTAGACATAACCGCCCCAGCCACCCCCGAAGCCAAACAATGGCAAGGCTATGGGACCGCCCTAAAACCCGCAATGGAGCTGTGGACTCTATGCCGCAAGCCTTTGGATGGGACGGTTGCTGCGAATGTCCTGAAATGGGGATGTGGGGGATTGAATATTGATGGGTGCAGGGTTGGGGTAGAAAACATCAAGCAATTAACTGATGTAAAAGCCTTGCAGAAATGGGAAGAACAAGACGGTAGGAATATTAAGGATGTCCAAAATAGAGAAGTGACATTCAAGCAAGGCCGGTTCCCTGCCAACCTGATTCACGATGGCAGCGATGAAGTGGTGGTGTTGTTTCCTCATAGCAAAAGCGGTGCGATGTTAAAGTCTTATGCCACAAATACGGGCACAAGCATGGGAAAGCCTACTGGATGCACAAAACAAATCCACGGCCAGAGTGAAGGTTCTGCCGCCCGCTTCTTCTATTGTGCCAAAGCCTCACGATCTGAGCGGAATATGGGGTGTGAAGAGTTACCAACCAAAGCGATAGGCATGAGCAATGGCGCACAAATCCACGGTGAAGGTTATGACAAGGCGCAGAGTATTGGCTTGAATAGAACCAAACAAATGACCAACCATCACCCTACAGTCAAGCCTATTGCCCTCATGCGCTACCTTGCCAGGCTCATTACCTCACCAAACGGAACGTGCCTTGACTTGTATATGGGGTCTGGGACAACGGGAATTGCTTGTAAACAAGAGGGGTTCAACTTCATAGGCATTGAAAAAGATGCTGAGTATTTTGAGATAGCACAAAGGCGCATC